CAGTTGTGTTAATAGAGCAAAAGTGGCTGTTGAAGTGGGGTTGCCTCCCGACAGTGCTGCAGGTTGTTTGCAAATTAAGCAAATATCGAGAACATAAATTGTGTATAAAACAAAACATAGGCCGTGGATGAACATGAGCAGATGGATTAAGTTTACTAAGTATATGCTAAACTACTTCAATTTTATTAATTCTTCATCCTACAAAGGGTACAAGGAACACCTGTTGGAACAGAAGACACTTGACAATTAGGAGGATATTGTGGCTAAGAAGAATAAACCGGTTAAAAAACCAGCTAGAAAGCCAGTTAAAAAACCTTTAAATACGGGGTATTGAAATGAGTGATTGGAAGAGCAGTGAGGATGGAACGACAAAAGGGCAGCGAGAAGCAGAGGAGAAACGTAGAGAACGACCTCCGATGACCGGCGGTACATATTCTTATCAAGTGTCCAAAGAACCGTTGAAGGTTCCAAAAATACCTCAGATGGAAGCAACTAAGTTTAAAAAGTACGAGAAAGCAGAGTATATGAAAGCAAGAAGGAAACCGGTGGATTCTCTCCCCAAAAAATGAGTAAATCAATAAAATAGGAGAAAGAGATGCGATTCGATAAATACTGCTTTATGTGGTTTATAATCGGTTGGGCCAGTGCTGCAATATTTTACTGGATGGTCTAATGCTGGGAGGAAATATGGCCGAAAATAAGCCATCTGAAGATAATGATAAAAGGGTCATGGAGCCCCTGCTCCGGAAACTGAAAAAGGCTTTGATAAAAGCTGGGGATGATGAGGCTATATACAACTTATTTGTTGACAAGCCGCTGGAAATGCTGAAGTTGACTGCCATGCTGGAACCAAAACAGATCAAGCATGAAACGGATTTCAGAATTCACTGGGTGGAAGCCCCAAAGAAAGAGCCTCTGCCGGTCATAGATATAAGGGTGGTAGATGAGTTTGACCAAATTGCCGAAGAAATAGAAGGCATAACAGATGATAACAACTGAAGAGAAAAAAAAGGGAAAGTGCCTCTGGACTCCGACTCCGAAGCAATCAGAGTTTCTTAGCTCTTCTTTTGATGAAGTCCTCTATGGGGGTTCCGCGGGCGGTGGAAAATCAGATGCTCTCCTGATAGATATGTTGGGGCTTGACCAACACTCCTTAGTATGGCCCCGATACCGCGCTATTCTATTTAGAAAAACCTTCCCAGAACTGAGCGAATTGGTTGACCGCTCGAAAGAAATCTATCCTTCCATCTTCCCCGGCGCGGTATATAATACCACAGAACATGAATGGAGATTTCCAAGCGGAGCGAAAATCCTGTTCAGTTATATGGATAAGGATGAAGACAGGTATAAACATCAGGGCAACGAGTATCAATGGGTTGGTTGGGATGAGCTGACACACTGGGCAACGCCGGTATGCTACCGCTACCTGCAATCCAGAACGCGCTCCACAAATCCAAATGTTAAATGTTACACGAGGGCAACGACAAATCCTGGGGGCAGAGGCCATGCTTGGGTAAAGGACCACTGGCTCATACAGAATGACGGTGGAACTTCCCGCTTTGTTCATATTGATAAGTTTGGGGATAAAGAGGCAAAATCATACCGACAGTTCATACCGGCAAAGCTGGATGATAATCCATACTTGAGTAAAAGCGGTTATCGTGAGATGCTTATGAAACTTCCGGAGAAGGACCGGAAGAAGCTGCTGGACGGAAGATGGGATGTTGTCGAAGGGCAGTATTTCACGACTTGGGATCCACAGCGTCACATTGTTGAACCGTTTGTCATTCCACCGGACTGGCCGAGATGGCGCGGCATGGATTGGGGAAGCACCAAACCCTATGCGGTTGGATGGTTTACAGTAGACCCTGATGGTACAATTTACTTATACCGCGAACTTTACGGCTGGGGTGGTGAGGCAGATATTGGCACAAAGGAATCGGTAAAACAGGTTGCTAGAAAAATACATCATTTTGAGAGGCACGAAAAGGCTAAAGGAATCGAATTCAGAAATAACCCCGCTGATCCATCATGCTGGTATTCAAAGGGGGAAGGAATAACAATAACCGAGCTTTTCAGGAGGGAAGGAGTAACATGGAGAGCGGCAAAAGGCGGCCCGAATAGCCGCGTGAACGGCTGGTGGGTCTGTAACCAGATGCTCGTGGAAGGTACGTTTAAAGTATTTTCTAATTGTAAACACTTCATCAGGACTGTACCTAGTTTACAGATTGATGAAACCAGACCTGAAGATTTGGAAACAAAGAATCAAGAGGACCATTCTGCTGATATGTGGCGTTATGCAATTCAGGTTGTGCATAAATATCAGAAGAGGGCTCTGCAAAAACCAAAGGCCGGGTACATGACCTTTGATTATATTATTAATTTAGATGAAAAGCTGGAAGACAAGTCAATTTACAGACTTTAACAAGGAGATTTACAAATGTTAACAAAAACAATAATTGGGGCAGTTCTTTCTTCAGCGACTTCTACTGCTGTAGTTACGATGGATACTAGCCCAAACTTACCGGGAACGAGTGTTGTACTACTTACAGAATATACGAGTAACGCCACAATGAATGTCAAGGTTGAAGGTTCAGATGATAATTCAACTTTTACTGATCTCTGGGATCCAGCAGATGTAGATATGGCTGGGGTTAATGCCTTACATCAAATTAGTCCAACCGTAACTCTGCCGAAATATATCAAAGGTACGGTTACAGCTTACACTGATGGTTCTGTTTCGTTCCATGTTATGAACGCTGGTTAACATGGGGGTAGATAATGCAAGACATTCAATCGGAAGTAGAAGGAGTCTTCAAACAGAAGGACTTTGAGGGGCCAGATTCATCCGCAGAACCTACAAAGGCAGAGAAGTCTTTAGCCCAGCTTTGGGCTGGCAGGATAGAATCTGCACAGATCAATCTGGCTCCCCATCGTGACAAAATTGCCGAGCTGCGTAAGTACGCAAAAGGGGAACAGCACGATGATGGAAGCAAACTTCTGGTAAGGGCCAATCTGATACACGCACATATCAGGCGTTCTGTGAACCAGACATACGCCCGTAATCCGAAGTTTTCTATTGTTCCGACTGAAAATCTTGATCCTGCTGCATACAAAAAAATGCGGTTGTTTGGCAAGACCTGCGAAATAATCCTGAATCGTTTTATTGACGATGCCGGGTTGAAACGGAGGGCAAAGGCCGCTTTACGGGCCGCCAAGACGACTGGTATTGGTTGGGTAAAGATTTATTACCAGACCAATAAGGAACCAAACCCGATTATCGTCAATAAGATCAGGGATACCAGAGATGATATGGAACGTATGAAGTTTCTTCAGACGGAATCCACTGATCCAGAAACGATGGAACACCGGGACCGCCAGATGTTACAAATGCAGCAATATGCGGATTCGCTCAGTCAGGAAAAAGACATGATAGTGTCGGAAGGGCTTATTATTGATCTTGTCGATTCCAGCAATATGCTGCTCGATGTTTCAACGATAAGGAATTTTGATGACTATCAGTTTGCTCCATTCATAGCTGAAGCAATCTGGATGAGTAAGGAAGAGGCAAAATCGAGATGGGGCGCAATTCCTGCCGGGACAAAGGAATATGCTTTGGACAATGTTGAATCTTATCCGGAAAAGGTGGGGATGGCTCGTACAACGGTTGACGAGGGGAGACAGGACATTATCAAGATTTTTGAAATCCATGATCGGCTGAACAAGCTGATCCACTATCTTCCTGATGGTGCAAGCGAGTTTTTACAGGAACCATCGGCTCCCATAATCGTGGGGGAACAATGGTATCCCTATTTCCCGTTGGCGCAGAATCTGGTGGATGGTCAATTTTTCCCACTCTCCGATGTTTCACTGTTGATGGAATTGCAGGATGAGCATAATTCCGCAAGAACCAGATTCAAGGAACACAGGGATATTTGCATACCGCATTGGGTCGGTAAGCGTGAAGAGGTGACAGAACGCGATGGAAATGCGATCAAGGATGCGACTGCTGGCGAAATCGCCCTCATTGATGGGATTGCTGGTCTGACGTATTTGCTCCGCCGCCGATTGATCCTGCGGTTTACGATACTGGGCATACGGAACGTGATATTGAGAAGGTGGTCGGAGGGGGTGAAATCACCCAACCAAAGAGTAACCGATCTCGCACACTGGGTGAGGCACAATTACTCACTCAGGATATGCAGTCTCAAACTACGGCAGATACGGATGAAGTTGAAGACTGGTTCTCAAAAATAGCAAAACACATTTTAGAACTGCTGCTGCAATGTTTGACGATAGAGCAGGTCGTTGCCATAGTTGGTCCTGAAAGCCAGATAGAAGTGGATCAAGAAGGTATGCCCACCGGAGAAATGTCAGATGGTGCAGTGTGGCCTGTTAATGAATTAAACAAGGGTCAGATATTCAATCTTTTGAAATTACAAATTCAGTCTGGAAGTTCAGGCAAACCCAACAAGGAAAAGGAAACTCAGCTTTGGACGCAGTTTGTTTTACCTAAAATAACGGAACTAATTACTACTGTAGCCCAGCTTAGGGAGCAGAAGCAGAATGATCTTGCCGAATCCCTGATACGTCTTGCACAGGAGACTCTAAGGAGAGTTGATGAAAGATTCGATGTTGAAGAATTCTTACCAAGACAGAAGGAGCAGCAGCCAACACAGCAAGAAATGGAACAGATGCAACAGGCCCAAGAGGCACAGCAGTTACAAATTGAGGAACTCAAAGCTGAAATTGAAGAGACAAAATCTAAAACTGTTAAAAATCTGGCTCAAGCTGATAAATTCTCAGAAGAAGCAGATCGGGACAGCTTCAGAGATGGATTGGATACATTCAAGGCTAGAACAGATATTGATATGAGAGAAAAGGAATTAAGACAACAGGCAATCATGCAGAGAGAGAAAGAAACTACGACTAAATAAAGGAGAAAAAAATGGCACAAGTAGCCCCCCAAGGGGCGTTAGCAATAACACCCCATGATTCAACCCTTCTAACTACAGTCTGCACAAAACTTTTTGTTGGGGGGACTGGAACCGTTTCTTTGTTCATGCAAGATGGAACCACGGCAGCGATGACAGCAGTGCCAGTGGGATTGTATGAGTTTGGTGGTTTCCAACGTGTCAATAGTACAGGAACAGCAGCAACTAATATGGTTGCATTTTATTAAGGAGGTTTTATGAGTGGGGAACAAGCTGTAATACCGGAGTCGCTACCGGTGGAAGAGGCGCAGGAACCAGAAGTAACTGAAGAAAGCGTAACTCCGGATTCGCAACCGGAGGAAAGCGTATCAGAGGCATCGCAACCTCAAGAAGACGTAGAAAGCTCGGAGCCGTCACCCGAAACAGAAGTAGAGGCTATAAAACAGGCGTTGGCTGAAAATGCCGAGCCAAGTGAGACTCCAGTAGTCGAGGAGCCGGTAA